AAGGACACCACGGGCCAGTACCTGTGGCAGCCGGGCCTGCAGGCCGGACAGCCGGACATGATCCTCGGTCGTCCGGCGTACGCCGACCCGAACGTGCCGGTGATGGCCGCGAACGCCAAGTCGATCGCGTTCGGCGACTTCGGCGGCTACTGGATCCGGGACGTCACGCCGCTGCGGTTCGACCGGTCGGACGACTTCAAGTTCGACACCGACGTCGTGTCCTTCCGGGTGCTGTACCGCACCGACGGGAAGCTCGGCGACACCAACGCCGTCAAGGTGCTGCAGAACAGCGCGTCCTGATGAACGGGCGGGCCGGGGAGATCCGGCCCGCCCGCCGCGTTGTGGTGACCTGCATCGACTGGGAGTGAGGCGACTCAATGAGCTACGAAGACCCGATCGTCATTTCGGCGTCCAGCGCCAAAACCGCCTCAGGCAACTCGGCTCTGTTCTCGTGCCCGGCGGGGGCGCGGGTGTCGGTGTGGGTGAACGTGAGCGCCGTGTCCGGTACGACCCCGAGCATGACCTTGACCGTTCAGTGGTCGATGGACGGCACGAACTGGGCTGATGGCGACCCGGCGGACACCTTCACCGCCGTCACCGCGGTGGGCGCGAAGGTGAAGGACTTTGCCCGCAAGGCGTCGTTGATGCGCCTGGTGTGGACGATCTCCGGAACCACTCCGAGTTTCACGCTCGAGGCCCGCGCGCAGGTCTCCGGCTCATAAGAGGAGAAGTTCAGTGAAGATCCGTATGAAGATGGCTGTGGCCGGGACGTTCCACGGCGTGGAGAACGTCGGTGTCGGCGACGTCGTCACTGTTTCCGACGATGAGGGGGTCCGGTACTGCAAGCTCGGCTACGCCGAGCCGGTCGCCGAGGACCCCGACGAGGGTGTGGAGACCGCGACGCCGCCGGAGCCGGAGAAGCGGACGGCCACGCGAGCCAAGCCGCCCGCGGCCCGTAAGAAGAGCTGACGGTGGCGCTGACCAACCCGTACTGCCAGGTCGCCGACATCCGCTCGCAGCTTGAGGATTCCGGCGCCAAACTCGACGCCGCCCTGATTGAGCGTGCGATCAACGCGACGTCGCGGGCGATCGACCGGTATTGCGGGCGCCGGTTCTGGAAGGACGCGGCCCCGGTCGCACGGGTTTTCGACGTGTACGACGCCCGCAGGTTGATGGTGGACGACATCGCCAGCACTGCGGGCCTGGTGGTCGCTGTGGACACCGGCGGCGATGGCTCGTTCGCGTCGAGTTGGGCGGCTGCGGACTTTCAGCTTCGGCCGTTGAACGCGGATTCCGATGGTGGCGCGTACTCCTGGCGGGAGGTCGCGCCGGTCGGCGGGAAGTTCTTCCCGCTGTCGCGTCTGGGCCGGCCGGGTGTGCGGGTGACGGCGGTGTGGGGTTGGTCGGCGATCCCGGATCAGGTCGTCGAGGCGGCGATTCTCAAGGCCGTGTCGCTGTTCAAGCGCAAGGATGCGCCGTTTGGTGTGGCGGGGTTCGGCGACTTCGGCCCGGTCCGCATCACCCGTAAGGACCCTGACGTGGTCGACCTGCTGTCGCCGTACCAGCTCTCGGCGGTGGCGTGATGGCGTCGTTCACCGAGCTTCGGGATGCGATCAAGTCGGTGCTCGGTGTCGAGCTCCCGGGCGTGCACGTGTACGCCCGGGTGGTCGAGGTCAGCAACCTTCCGGCGATTGTGGTCCAGCCCGCGGACGCGACGTTCCCACTGCAGGCTGGCCGCGCGGATGACGTCTGGCAGTTCGACCTGGTCGTGATGACCTCGTTCGGGGACGCGGTGCTCGGTCAGGATCAGCTGGATACGTACCTGTCGGCGTCCGGCGCGACGTCGATCCGGCAGATCATCATGCGGCATCCGCAGCTGGACCGCACCGATGTGATGAACGCCTATGTGTCCGGGTTCTCCGATTACGGCGCCCGGTTCTCGATGGCTGCTGTCGACAACGTTGGCTGCAAGGTGCGGCTGACTGTGCAGACGACGGGCCCGGCGTGGGGGTGAGTGGTGGCGCGTGACGAGGTTGGGGAGCTGATCCGGGATCTCGGTCACATCCCGCGTGATGCGCAGCGGTGGGTGCGTCCGGCGATCCAACGCGCTGGGTCGGACATCCTGCAGGAGGCGCGGTCGAACGCCTTCTGGTCGAGGCGGATTCCGCCCGCCACACGGCTGTCTGTGCGGTTCTCCCGGAACCCGGGCGTGGACGTCATCACCGATGCGGCCAGGGCGCCGCATGCCCCGTACTACGAGAACCAGGGCCGTCCTGGCCGGTTCCGTCACCCGCTGTTCGGCGACCGGAACCACTGGTACTCCCAGCGTGCCCGCCCGTTCCTCGGTCCGGCGATGGACGCCAAATCCGACGAGGCCGTCGCGCAGATCGCCGACGCCGTAGACCGCGCGCTCTTCAACGCGCAGTTCCGCTGATCAAGGAGAACCATGGCCGCACTCACAACGAACGTGGCCCCCAATCTGGGGCTGCGTGTCGACAACCTGACCGGCATTACCCCGAACGCGGGCGGTGATGACTGCCAGACCGGCGAGGGCGTGTTCCTGCTGGTGAAGAACACCTCCGCGGGGGCGCTCACCGTCACCCTGGCGACGCCGCAGGTCATCGACGGGGACCTGGCTGTCGCCGACCGTACGTTCACGATCGCGGCGACGACCGGGCAGAGCGTCATCCCCGTCCCTGACCTGTACCGAAACCCGTCCACGGGCCGGGCCGCGATCACCTACCCGGGCGGCATCACCGGCCTGACCGTGACCGTTGTGAGGGTGCCATGAGCAGCGTGAAGATGACCCACCCCGAGACGGGTGCGACCGAGCGTTTCCCCGCGGTGTCGGTCCCGTTTCACCGCGCGGCCGGCTGGGTGATCGACGACTCCGAGGACACCCCGAAGTGCCCGACGTGCGGGCAACCGTGGCCGCCCCCTGAGAGCCCTCCGCAGGAAGCGGACGAGAAAGACCAAGCCCCGGACTCGGCCGGGGCTTCTTCATCGGAGCAGCCGCCGCGTCGGCGCAAGAACAGCAGGGAGAGTGACGTCTGATGCCGGCTACGCCGATTGCGTCCAGCACCAGGTACATCAACCCCGGGACGACCAAGGTGTACTGGGTCCCCGCGATCTCCAGCAAGGCGGCCCCGACTCGCGCCGAGCTGAACGCCGGGACGGACCTGACCCGGGAGATTCGGGAGACCGAGGGCTGGTCGACGTCGTCTGAGCAGGTCGAGTCGCCGGACATGGACACAAGGTTCACCTCGGTGATCCCCGGCCGAATCTCTGCTGATGACTCGTCGTTGACGTTCTACGCCGACAGCACCGGCAGCGACGCTCGCAGCTTGCTGCCGCGTGACACTGCGGGGTTCGTGGTGTGGCTCGACGGTGGTGACGTGGCCGGCCGGAAGATGGACGTCTACCCGGTCCGCGTCTCCTCGCAGTCGAAGCCGCGCTCCGCTGAGGGCAGTGACCCGGCGACCGTGCAGATCTCCTTCGCGATCACCTCCGAGCCCGCTGAGAACGTGGTGATCCCGTGAACCTCCTCTCCAAGGATCAGATCCTCGGTGCGGATGACCGCCGGTTCGAGATCGTGCCCGTCCCTGAGTGGGGCGGTGACGTCCGGCTGCGGTCCCTCACCGGCGCTGAGCGGGATGAGTTCGAGTCGGCCACTGTCCAGCAGGTCGGCGGTCAGCAGCGCGTCAACACCCGCAACCTGCGGGCCCGCCTGGTGGCGCTGTGCGCGGTCGACGGTGACGGCCTGCCACTGTTCGATCGGTCGGACGTCATCAAGCTCGGCTCCAAGTCCGCGGCCGCGCTGGAGCGGGTGTTCGAGGCGGCGTCGCGTCTGTGCGGCCTGACCGAGGACGACGTTAAGGAGCTGGAGGCGGGTTTCGACGACGCCCCGAACGGGGCTTCTACTTCCGCCTAGCTGGCCATCTGGGCATGACGGTGGGTCGTCTGCTGGCGTCGATCGACTCGCGGGAGCTGACCGAGTGGCAGGCGTACGAGCGGCTGTATGGGCCGCTCGGTCAGGCCCGTGACGACCAGCTCGCAGCGCTGATCTCCGCTCAGGTCGCTGGGACGTTCTCCGGCAAGGCCGTCAAGGTCGCCGACTTCATGCCCGATTGGACACGCCGGGGGGAGGTGCTAGATGGCGACGGTTCGTAACGTCACGGTCCGCTTGACCGCGCACAACGCGATGGGCCGGGGGATCGCGTCCGCTCAGAAGTCCATGCGCAGCCTGGCCGCTACCAGCGCCAAGCTCGGCAAGACCACGCTGATCCGCACCGGGCAGGTCGCTGCTCTGTCGGCTCTGGCGGGCGCGGCGGCCCAGTCTGCTGCGTCGCTGATTCAGTTGGCGGCGGCGATAGCCCCGGTGACGGGATTGCTCACGGCGTTGCCCGGAGTGGCGTTGACGGGCGCGTCGGCGCTGGTGGCGTTGAAGCTGGCGCTGTCCGGCTTCGGCGATGCGATGTCGGCGGCGCTGGCTGGTAACCAGGAGAAGTTCGACAAGGCGCTCGACAAGATGGGCCCCGCGGCGAGGCGGGCTGCGATCGAGTTCAAGTCGATCGTCCCGGCTCTGCTGAGTGTGCGGAACGCTGCTCAGGCGGGGTTCTGGGGCCCGCTGCAGGGTGAGATGTCGGCGACGGCGGCGGTGCTGGCCGGCCCGCTCCGGGCCGGGTTCCAGGCCGTTGCGCAGCAGATGGGGTCAGCGGCGGCGGATGCGCTGCGGTTCATCCGTTCGGCGCAGGGTGTCGCCTCGCTCCAGACGATTTTCGGGTCGACCACGT